TAGTAACAACATTTACAACAACTAGACGCTCAAGATCTATACCACGACTTGCGATAAGATTTTTGTTAACAGCGGCTTCAGTGTCAAAATATAAGCAATACCCATCAGGATTAGAATCCAGGAAGTTCTTGACAACTGCAAGCGAGAAGAAAGTTTTTCCAGTGCTAGACTCGCCAGCAATGGCAGTAATCTTATTCCCAGATACGCCACCAAATATAGACCCTGAAACAAGTCCGTTAAAAATGTACGAACCTGTGTCCACAAATACCTCAGTGTCATCGATGTCTCTTGCGAGTTTGGTGTAGTCATCTCCAATCTCTTTTACAATTTCTTTTAAAAAATCCATTACAATACAAATCCAAATTCTTCACGAGCAGTTTTTTTATAAGGACCGCCTGGGTTAGCATCACGAATGTCCTTAATTCTATTCAGTTTTTGATAAAGGGATGTGTCCCCACCAAGTCGCAATGCGCTTACAATAGTGGCAAGTTCTTTATCGTTGATAGGCAGTTCCATTAGGTAAAAAATAACTCCAGATTAATTGTTTTTTCTACATTCCAACCGATAGCATCAAGAATTGCTTTCATCGGTTCAACAAAAGACTTTTCAAATTGTAAGTCATAATCAACATACTTGTCAATATTAAGTTCTTTGGGAAACTCTTGAATAAAAGAGATTACATTCTCATGCAAGGTGTTTGGTTTTTTAAGATAGCAGAATTTAATTTTCTCTCCATTCTGAATGAGAGAATACTTATTATCTAATTTGTTTTTCTTCACATAGTGATTGAACAACAAAGCACCCCGTATATGTATGGGTGTACCTTTGATGTAGATCATAGATGATGATTTATATTTGACAACATCAGATGCTGAACGAGGAAAAGAAATATCCTCAGGGGGCAGTTGTTTGAATTCAGCACGAGACTTATCAATAAACTCAATCACGTCCTCTTCAGTACCAGTCATCATCAACTTCAGAGCATCCTTAATCATCTTCCTACACGGAGCAGGAGTAGATGATTTGACTGCTTCAATGCCCATCATCTTCAGTTTAGGGTCTTCGTAACGAACACCCTCACTATCCCACACATTGAGAATGTATCGCTTCTTCGCAGTCCAGATACCACGGTCAGCAATATTTTCACGTTTCATTTGCATCTTCTGATCGTATGCCGAGACATACGTCGCCAGATTTTGGTAACACTGATCGATATACGGTTCAAACTTTTCTTCGCAGATCTTGTTAAGTAAGGAAACAATTGCAACTTTATCGCTAGACTTAGAAGCAAAAAATTTATCAACAAGAGGTCCAAGATTAAGATAAATTGAGTCGGTGTCGGACGCAATAACGTAATCCTCTTCGGTTGTTTGCAACAGTTTATTTAGATACTCGTTCATCTTACTCTCAATCCAACGGATAGAGACTTGACCAGAAAGCGTAATCGCCTCCGCATTGGCCAGTTTATAGTACCTAAAATACTGATTACCGATTGCACCATAAGCAGAGTTGAGTGAAATCTTCTTAGCCATCTGGATATTATTACAACGGGCGATTTCTTTCTCCAGTGCCTTAGTGGGTGTTTTTTCATATGCCTGTTTTGCCTGAAGCATCCGTTTCTTAAAAATTACACGGTCGCCATACATCTTCTCCATGAGTTCTGGTAAGAACCCACGAACATCTTTACGATACATAGCACCATTGGCGCAGACCGCATTATCTTTGTACAACTCAAAGTTTATCTCCTCATTAAGGATTCGATCAACTGTAGCCGTTGGATGTCTCTCGTCGAGTAATGTCTCTGGCGAGATGTTGTATTGCATAATAAGATGAGGGTACAAACTATTAAGGTCAAAAGACACCACCCAATCATACTTTCCTGGAATCGGTTCCTTGACATAAGCACCTGCGTACTTTTCGTTTTTGTCAGACCTGATCTTGGGAGGGATAACAATATCCCGCTTCTTTAAATAGTTATAAATTATGTTATCCCACATGCGAACTTGATAGAACACATCTGCATAGTTGACCTTAGCGTCATATGCCATGGTCAACGCAAGTTCAATTAGTTTCATCTTGTCTTCCAGTCGGTCAACAAGTTCTACGTCAACGATGTTATATTCAATAAACTTCTGCCATCCTTTTGTATAGAAATCTTTGAAGGTGTCAAACTCACTGTGGTCTAGTTTCTTCTGCCCCAGTTCTACCTGAGCTATGTAGTCTAGACGATATGACTCCTGTGCTTTATAAGTAAACTTTTTGTACAAGTCAAGATAATCAAGTTGGGTTACGCCACCCACGTCAAACATAGTTTGCTTCCTACCTTTGACAAAAATCTCACTCTCTGTAACCAAACCCCAAGGTGAGAAACGCTTCATCAGTTTTTCACCAAGCACCCTGTTAAGACGCTTACAGATGTATGGGATATCATATAGTTGACAGTTCCACCCTGTAATCACGTCAGGCACGTCCTGCATCCAATAATTGATGAAGTCACCCAATAACTGCTGTTCGCTGGGACAATGGCGATATGTGACGTTCTTCTGCTTGTTCACAAAGGGTTTCACACCCCAGGTCACAATCTCTTTGGTGTTATAATCCTGAATTGTAATCGCAAGGATCTCTTCCGATGCAGACTCTACATCAGGGAATCCATGCTCAGATGACACCTCAATATCAATCGTGACTAGTTTGATCTGATTGATGTCAAACTTAATTTCATCTTCAGGATACTTCTCTGAAATATATTGATAGATGTATCGATCATTACCATAGATAGCAAATCCATCAATATCATCATATTTTTTATAGAACTCCCGACAATCACGCACACTGCCGGGATGAATTTCTTCTACTGCTTCTCCATTTAATGTCCGATACTTAGTATTCTTTTTCGACTTCACAAACAAGGTAGGGAAGAACTCATCTCTGTGTTCATACCTCTTACCATTATCAACACCACGAACCAGGAATTGATTACCAATCAACTGGACATTAGTATAGAAGCGCATTACTTGGTCAAATCCTCGTATTTTTCAATTAGTGTGGGAGTTGGTTCTGCTAATGTGATAATCTTATCAGAACTAATCATGAATACATCATCCTTTGTAGCACCAAGCATCCATGGTTCTAGAATACCATCTTTTTTCAAGATAAAGGGATAGGTCAGTTTACAATCTGGTTCTCCAGGAATTGCTGCTCCAGTCTCATCAATCTGACTGACTAGTATCTGATTGTTCATCAGCAGAATTGTCTTGATCACTTTCGACTCGTTTGCCATTGTTTAATACTTCCTCAATATACATTTGGGTTAATTTGGGCACTGGTTCAACCATGGTCACCAACCAATCGGATGGCACAGGAATATTTACCTCCGCAGAGAGAGGCATCCATGGGAACAATGATACTTCAAATCCAGACCTTTTCTCCACTCCATCTTCACCAGCAGGAACTGGATTACGCATTTTAACAACACAAGGTTTTTCTAGACGATATCCAATTACTCTACGATCATCACCTTCACCGACAGACATTTCATTGACATCAGCAATCATGTCTTCACCAGATTTTAAGAGCATCAATTTAATAGTCATGATTCTACTTTTACTTCTCCTTTAACTTTTTTCTTTTCTACTTTGACTTCTGTAGGAAGTTCAGGGGTAGGTTTGTATTTACGGTAACGCACTGTTTCAAAAGTCTCAAAGACCTCTTCTGGATTACCATAGCAGGTCTTTCTTCTCTCTTCTATGATCTCATCATAAGGATCAATTTGAACATCAGGCCACTGAAGATGTGCATTTTCAATCACCTTGCGACTGATTACTTCATAGTTGACACCATCACCTGAGGTAGGTAGGACGATATCGACATACTCTTTCTTCTTTGGTGCCATGAGACATTTTAACTTCAAGGTCATTCTACCAAGAAAAAAGAGGGGCGTCAACTGGATTGTGCCAGTTGCCCCTCTGCGGCGACAATATTTGAAAGGGTAGCCGCCACTATTTAGAACCAGTCCTTACGCTGGTGGTGAGTGGGAACAATCCTACCTAGGGTGACACTCAGTAACCCATCTTCAAAATCAACTGATCGAACTTCTGTATCGTCACTGAGCGTCCACGCTCTAGTAAATGACCGTTGAGCCAGACCTTTGTGAAGGTAGTTTGTTTCCGTTTCTTTGTCCTCTTTCTGACCTTCGACAAAGAGTTTACCATCTTGTGTGTAGACATTGACTTCTTTCTTCTTAAATCCTGCCAATGCCAATTCCAGTCTGGATTCTACGTTGCTGACCGTGATTAGATTGTAGGGAGGGTAGTTCGATGTTGTCTCATGCAGATCGAACACCCTATTTAGGTAGTCATTCATACCAATACTGTTTTTGGAAATTTTATCTAACAGCGCAGGAAGATCTGACGATGTATATCGTGTGAGGTTACCCATGATAGTAGCTCCTTTAAAAGCGAGTTTGTGTTTTGTGGACCCCGAAGGCATCCTTGGCGTCAAAGGGGAGGTTAACCCCCCTATCCTCTGACATTACTAATTATACAACATATACAAAAAAACGGGGTGTGGAACCCCGTAATTTTTTATTCGGTTATTCCTAATAAGGAAGATAAATTAGTAATATCGCTATCATCATTCATGTAATCAACAAAATCAACCTGAATTGGTTCAGTTTCGCCCTCAAGTTGATGAAGCATGTAAACTTCACCACCTAAACTATGTGGTCCTTTTAATGGGAAATCAACCGTCCAATCAGGAAAAACATTTTTAAATTTAGTGTTAATAATATTTTCAGCATGAGATTTATAACTGTTATATGCCAAATCACAATAATCAACGACTTTACAAAACAGATCATCTCTATCAGTTTTTACACCTAGAGCAGTTCCTTTTCTGGATTGAATAAGTATTTTAACATCATAACCACCTTTTTCTGCTTCCCAAAGATGACGAAGTAAGTCCCATGCGTATCTCTTATTAAAATTAGTATCTGCAACCATGGTGAATAGTTTTGTACCATTTTTATCGGTTTTGTTATCACCAAATGGGTTGTCAGGTTTTTTTACATAGTCCTGCACTTCCTCTTCAGTACAATTTTCTGTCATTCTCGTAGGTTCTTCACCCCATTTAACGATAGAATTTTCTATAGTGGTAATAGCGCCAGCATAATTATATCTTTTCTTAACTCCACATAAGTCAAGAATCTCTCTTACTATTTTGATATTAGTGTGGTCAAGTTTATTTTGCTGACACACTCTTACTACAGCAAAAACAAAATGATCTTGGACTGCATTAGTTGTGCCGTCAGTGGCATTTATATAAAGACCTGCCAAAATTAATTTTGATTCTGGTTTTAAGAAACTATACTTATGTCCTTCTGTTTCAACATACTCAGCACCAGGTACTTTTGAAATTGCTAACTGATTAGCAGCAGCATGAGAATGTCTACGGTCAATTAATGTCTTTAATGTTTCTATAACAAGAAATGGAAATGGCCACTTAGTTAAATCCCATCCTCCTGCGTTGAAGGAGGCATTGATAGCGTGAACATTTCCTTTTTCTTTTGCTGTTCCTCTAGCTCCGTTGTCTCTAACAATTAGATACTTGAGGTATTCTATTGAAAATCTTACGAATTTTAGTAGTGGGAAATCAATAAGTGGATCATCGAACTTATCTAATTTCGACTTGACATCCTCTACCGTTAGGTTTTCAAACCTTACTTTCCTTGCCATTTTTAAATTAATTAAATACGATCCCTGTAAAAACAACGATCAATGTTTTACTATTTATACACTATAACACAAAAAAAGAGATTCGGCAAACCGAATCTCTATAGGGTGTTCCGATTGTAGAGTGTGCCGCACGAAAGACACAACTTATTTAGTGTTCGTGCTCGTCAAATGTATCATCTAGTTTTTTGGATGGTGGTCCAAACGATATGTAAATACCGTATGAAGTCATCACCACCACTGCTAGAAAGAGAATAACAATTATACTCATTCAGTCTCTTGCTGCTTACTTTTCTTTCCGATATTGTACTTCTGCTCAAGAACCCAATCCGATTTATCCTTATATGCCAGGACTTTAATTTGGTTCAGGGGTGCAATGTCAGTTACAGAGTCTGGTTTGACCACAGAGATCAATCCCCAGTCTGCTAGAAGGCGGACAATACGGTTGCGTCTTTGGACATCATTTGCAGTTAGGTTGGCGTGCTTACCATCCAGGGCAAACAGTTCCTTAAAATGAACAATAAAATATCTACCCTGTTTGTGCAGGATGTGGCAGGACTGATAGAGTTTCTTCTCCTTACGGGATGCAACTCCAATGCGTGTCAGCGTCTCACGAACTTTCAGAAAATCATCTGGTTCATTAAGGACGACTTCTACCATTTGGTCTTGAGACCAATGAACTTCTGGTTCCATGGTTGTAGTCATTACATTCCTCCAGTATCAAGTCGTTGTTTAATAAAATTAATCTGTTCTTTAGTCAGGATTTTCAGAGCTTGAGACGCTTTTTCATTACTATAACCATAGTATTTTTTGATGCTTTCTAGATCCGTGACTTTATCCTTTCGGAGCCAGGGAGAAAATCTCTTTCTTTTCCTCAAAGTATTTAGATAAAATGAATATTGCATATCTTTATCTAAGAAATGATGCTTATTCATCTCATTAGCAAACATCACACAATCTAGATGTCCTGATAAACAACGATTGATAATATATGGAGGATATGTTTTGATATCTTCTGAGAGGTCTTCTTTGGTAAAGTTAATTGAGTTCAACCAATCCTTTAATTCCATAGTTGTATAGCAATAATTCTTTTCTATCTTTTTGTTCACGCATGTATTCACCAACTGAACGCATGGTATAAGTCAAGTCAAACTCACCTGCTTGGTATTCTTTAAATCGATCTTTAATAAGTTGAGATGAGTTGTAAGATATGAGTTGAGGTCCAATAAACCTATCACAGATGGTAGCAAAACCATCATGATCAAAACCCTTATGCATATTTCCCTTCTTACCATAAAGGTTAGAACCAATTTCATATGGGGGATCTAGATATGTAAATGTGGTTTTATCATCTGTAAGAAGTTGTTGATAACGACCGTTAGTGATTTTCCAGTTCTCAATTAGTTTCGTGTATCCAGGGAGTTTATGAATTCCACGCATCGAGAAATTGCTATCTGACGCTTGCTTTGAGAAGGAGCTTGATTCAGTGAGACCAGAAAAAGAGCACTTGTTAATAATGTAGAAACTACAAGCACGAGATAGATTGGATTGATCACTTTCATTTATAGTGTCCTTTGATTTTAGAAATAAATCTTTTGCTGATACTGGGTCAGGATGTTTGGACTTCAGTTCTTGAAGTTGTTCGTAAAGAGCATCACCATCATCCTGTAAGGTTTTCCAAAAATTAACTAGTGGTTCATACAGGTCATTTACCCATACATTTAGATGTGGATATTTTTTTGTAATATGAATCGCTACAGATCCACCACCCAGAAAAGGTTCACGATACTCTTTGTAATCTCTTAAGTCAGGGATATACATATCCATTTTGACACAAGCACGAGACTTGCCGCCAGGATAACGAAGTGGTGTTTTATAAGACTTCATAGAAAGTCGGATTTATTATCAGGTGATGAGTGAAGAAGCACTCCATCAACTTTACCAAGCAGTTCTTGCACACTTTCATGAAGAACTCGATATCCAGTTCCAACATAAAGTTGTCCCAGGAAAACACTAATAGTCATAGCACTCCAGAAGTAATAATACATTCTGGATTTATTTTGTCTAGATTTTTTCATTTGAATTTATACAGTATCAAATAATTTTTTCCCAAACTTTAGGCATAATTCTTTCAACCATACCACAAAGTTCTAATTCTTTCATTTGCCATTCGACCTGAGTTTCACCTTTACTAACATGAGGACGTGAATCATATGATTCATAAAAATAATAAAGATCTTTCTCACCAATAATTGATTGAACTTTTAATGAAAGATTCCTAGATTTGAAAATAGTTCCAATTGGATTACTTTCTACAATAAGTTTTGAAATCTTCTTAATTCTGACTGTAGTGCCAGATTTAATAATTGTTTTCATTTGAATTCACACTCCACCATAATTTCGGTTAGACATGCAAGCATGTTTATTTCTTGGTCAGCAACGAAAGCAGATTGGTACTGATACTTAGCAAGAACAAGCACAGCAGCAGGAATGCTAGAGTT